AATTCTTGGAGGATCTCTCCGGACTCTCCTTGCACGCCATGAAGTTCGACCGTGTAGCTGCCTGTCGTCCGAGATGGATCAAGTTCGGCGCCTTGAACCAAAGATGTAAGAGGATATTTTTCTGGCTTAATACGAAGGGCAAGATTCCAACGAGTATTGTTATAGACATCCTCGTACAATTCGGATGTAAGGTATGGTACTTTGCCGCGAGGGCTAGAGCTGGTGACCACAAATCGTACATTGTCCGAGGCGACTTCGTCGCGAACTGCGTAAACCTGGAAGTTTACAATGTCCCTGGTGGCCCACGTGGTGTGACTAGGGCTCGATGCCGCGTGGACTGCTTGGACTCCGTGGACGCCGAAGAGTGATGAACTAATGGTATTAGTGTCTATGTAAACGTCGTCAGCCGGGACAGATTTAAGCGGGAACAATACTTCAGATTCAAGAGTAATAGCATGCCCATCGGCCAAAGCCGCACTAGCGGAAAGATAACCAGCCGACTGGCTGTTGGAGGGGTCACGGTAGTTATAAACAACACCTGATTTGTTGTCGCCGGTATTGAAGTTTACAAACCGATCTGCGACAGCAACATTGCGGCGGTTATTACGTAACTCAAACTGGACATCGTTGGCATACATGTTGAGCTTCACAAGNTCGTCGTCGATGCCAAAGCATCGAATCAGGTTCCGGAAAGACTTTTCAGTACCCTTGGACTTAAAAATATAAACAAGATTGTTGTAGATATTCTTATAGATAATGTTTTTAATTTCTTCGAGTGGTTTCTCAAAGACCTTGTCTTCGCTGCGGCTGGCAAGCACATTAAGAACATCAGCATCCAAAAATATCTCCGGCGTGACGAGGCCGGCGGAATTCAGAAGTCTTTCCGCAAATGGTAAAGGTTTATTGCTTCCACTTATATACTTCACATCCTTGATGGTATTTAAATCTTTTATCTGCAGATGAAGGGTGTCAAAGTAACTGGAAATGATCTGTGTCAGTTTTCGCAGTTCACCGTCGCCGTCGTTATCTTCTTCAATAATCCACGATGGAAGTGTATTGTAAATTGAAGCATTATTGTTGACATCATATGATGAGCCCGTTGCTTCAAGGACGGTCGTCAACGATTTCACGCTAGCGTGCTGAGGATATATAATGGGATCTTTATACTCTAGAGTGGCGGCGTTTGATAGAACGATGGCTGAGCCAGTGTTCCGGGCCAGAGCAAAGTTACCTGCTGTGATTGCCGGACATGTCCAGGCACCGTTTGAGAAGCGGCCTGAGTAATCTAAAACCGTACTGTCAACAGAAGCGGTATTCGTAATGCCCTCATTAAACTTAAAGTAGACGCCCAGATCTAAGTTGGCGCTGACTTCGGTCTCTATAAAGGGCTCGGGGTCGGTATTGACACCACCTCCAACTTGGGTGAACCAAAAACGACCAATTTCCTGTCCTGTCCGTTCCGTCTTCCAAAATCGGAATTCATCCAAAGAAGCTGAAAGCTTACCAGCGTAGGCGCCGGCCGTGGTTGGTTTGGCGGAGCGTCGGCTTGGTTGTGTTACCAGCGCACCAATATTAGCGCGAAGGTCGAGGCCGGAGATGTTCTCCAGGGTGCCCTTGCCACTCGCAGAAACGTGCTGCTCTAGGTTGAGGCGCCCGTCTACATAAAAACGAGTAGTGACGGCACTGTCTTGCTTTACAGTAACCGCATAATGATGCCAGAGGTTATCCGCAACCGAGCCAGTGGTCGTAAGGGTAGTGGTAGCGATTCTTTGTTGAAAAAACCCTGTCGAACCAGAATAAAGAGTAAGCAGGAACGGAGACTCGCCCACAGCGAGGCCGTCACGGCGACCTGTTGCCGAAGTTAGCTCCAAGCGAAGGCGCGCATAATTGGTAGCAGAAGCAGTAACACCGTTCCAGAGATCAAAAATAACCTCTTTCTGGGTCTTGGCGTCATCGAATGCCTTTTTCTTAAGCCAAAACTCTAACGAAACGCCTCGTGAATTAACATTAAGAGCGAAATTGGAGGCACGGTTCTTGGAAGGCTCATAATAATTAGACCCAGTAAATTGAGCGCGATAGGGCGCGGTGCCATTAGGGTTTTGATTGGGCCCTCCCTTTACATAAATGTATTCATAATTGGCGCTTGAGGCGGGAATGCCATATCCGTTGGCCGTTAGAGCAGAGGGGGTGCCCCATCCTCCGGCAGCAAAGTTAATATAGCCATTTGTTCGAGGATATCGATCGTTGTAAATATAGAGATCAAGATATGTGGATTCGTTTTCCCACTCTAATCGTTCTTTGAGAGACCCATCATAAGGGAAAGTATTATATATTCGCTGAATTGCTTGCGTATAATAATCTTTAGCATTTCCGTAACGAGCGAACCCCTGCGGAACCGAATAATCGGCGTGGGGAATATAACGTTCCTCCTTAATAATCTCCTGCTCGTGGAAACCTACTGATTCAACTTGAGAGGATATTTTTTGGGCGGTGGTGCCTGCTAAGGATTTAATATTTGATGCTACATCAAAATATTTCTTAATGCTCATATCATTCTAATTATTCTTCAACTCTAAATTTAAACGTCTGAGGCTGTTCTTGCCAGTCTCCTATACTATCATTATAGTAAGATAGGTTAACCTCGTACATATAACCAGCCTCTAAAAGACTCATATCTAGATCAAAATAATTACCTCCCTTGTCATAGGATAAATACGTGCTGTTCCGGGAGCCTGTGCCGTACGGAATAGCATTCCAGTTGTCGGTCACGCGGCGGACGTTAAAGGACGCGCTTGGAATAATCGATGTTGGATTATTCGTGGTGGCCACCGTATACACAGTGGGGCTCCAGTTCTTGTTGCGGATGAAAAATCTAAATCGCGCGGAGTCTTGGCGCGAGTACTTTTTCTTTAAATTTGTACAGCTGGTAACCCTATTAAATGTGGGGGCTTCCTCATAGGTGGGCATTTTTTCAGGATAAAACGAGCCGGTGAAGTATTGGAGTGCGCTTCCGCTATGCCAGACATCGTAAACCTTTTGAAGAGGAGTGGCTGCAGCCGTTAGCGCTACCTCACACTTATAAATGCCGCGGCTGACATAGCTTGCTGTCACATTGGAAACCAAATTTTGTAGCTTCAGTTTCGCTCCGGTGGGTGCGGTCGCGGAGCCGGAATAGAATGACACGCGGATATTGCCAGTTCCGACCTTGGGGATATTAACAAGGCGGCCGCGAATATAGTTATAAAGATAAAGTGTGTTCAAGTTATCTGCAGCAGGGGCCAAGGAGCTAGAATATAAGAAATTCTCTCTATCGTCCTTAACACGATCATCCCAGCGCGCTTCAATAGTGGGTCGCTGGAAGAAGAACTGAGTCGAGCGGGCGAAAAAGCGTTTAGTATAATAAGACTGCGTGGCGCCGAGCGTGTTTTGTAGAACACTGCCGCTATCTGTACCTAGGGAACTAGAGAAATAAGCCTCCTGAGATCCTGTAAGATGAATACCCAGGCCATAGTTAGTTTGTGATCCGGCGATCCATCTCTCCACTAGATTGCTAATATCAACTTCAAGATTTTCAAAGCCCAACGGAAAATTCACATTATAGTTATTGACCGTACGGTAATCGCCGCCGGGGGTCGCCCAAGAGGAGGACGCATTGGGCTTAATCCAGTTGGCGGTACCGATGTCCTTATAGTTGTCCATGTCCAAGCCGGTGCCCTCTGTCCAAGGCTTGGCCACAGGAGCCACAATTAAATTAAAGTTTTGTGGAAGAGTAAATGGTGTGCGAGCATTATATAGCTTTAAGAAGAAAGACACACTGCCGGAGGATCCGAGAGTCCCTGCGGTGCGATCCGAGGACATCTGAGTAATTGGGAAGTCCATCAAGATGCGGGAGAGTTCTTGAGATTGACCATTAGAACCCGACTCCTGCCCGTAAATAGAAAAGACTTCGAGTGCGTCGGCATAACCCATATTGGACCCAGTTCCTCGCGTGACTAAATCATCTTCATAGGCATTAACGATGGTTGTATCCGCACTCGCAGTATAACGTAGAAGAGCCATTACCTGATTGCTCCCTCGATGTCAATATTAGGAAACTTAAGCTCAAAGATCACGTTCTTCTGTGCCAAGATATAGCGGCCGTCTACAGTAAGATTCTTTGTAAAATCATAACTAACATTAGAATATGTTGCTCCGGCGCGGGGAGTAATACTTACCTCGTAAACGTCTACGACGCCATCTACCCGCTGTAGGACTTTATAGAACTCAGTTATCAAGATAGATTCTCCAATGTCATATTGATTTCGCAGCAAATACTCCCGGATAGCTGCATTCGCCTTATTTAAAACTGTGTACCGATTAGCGTTTAAATCTAAAGCTAGTGTATATTTAATTCCAAAATTCACAATGGCGGCATCGAGAATATCAACAGTATCATTGACCATTTTATATTGTAAAAGCCAATTTCTTAAGTTGTTCTTTATAGTAACATTGGCAGCTACCAACTTGTCGCTAGCGTTTTGAGATATCACATAAATGTTAAGATTCCTCTTAAGCTCATCAAAATCCCGAAGGACGGCGGCGCGCTTAATGGCGCCATACTTGTCTGGCATGCCATAGCAAATAGCCTGATAATCCTGAGCTGTAACGGCTCGATTTTGAGTAGCGAAGTACCCATATACTCTTTGTTTGACCTCGTCCGCAGTAGGAAGGCTGATATCGCCGACAAAGGGCTCGTCGTTAGAGACCTCCAGGGATCCCATAACTGTGTTTCTCTGCGATTGGACCAGGGCGCCCTGACTATTAAACCTGAAAAGGGGACGATTTACAGTTATAATTGTATTTGATGCAGCGTTTACATCCTGCGTGGTGTTCGTACGGTAGGCGATTCGCAATGTTGTATTGGAAGGAGCAATTCCAAATTTATCAGTACTAATAAGCTTGGTGGGATCAAAATCTAGATCATTGGTATAAGTACGCCCGGGCAATTGAAGTACCAAATTAGATGGGTCGACTACGGATTCTGATAAGAGTTCTGACGTCGAGCCGTAACCAAATTGTAAATAAGCCTTTCCGGCCTCGCGCTCTAGTGTAAAGCGCCTGGCGACAGGGACTGCTTTAAGTAAGTTTTTGACCGTATTATTAGTATTTGAATTGGTGTTGGGGATAGCTTTATAAATCGTATTCTGAGATAAGTTCTCTACCTCATAATACACGTGACCTTCCGAATCCGTGAGGCTGATGATTTCTGCCACATTGGAGCTTTCTAAATTAACTCTTAAAAAACGCTGGAAGTTACCTACACTCACCTCTTGATAACTCACGCGGCCTGATACTGCACGTGCCTGCGAGCGAATGATGTAACTTGTAGGAGACCCGGTGGCGCTATCAATGCGGCCGGACACTACCTGATTGCTGCTTCTCGAAAAATCAACATCCTCGACGGTCGTATAGTTGCCTCCGCCCGTGGAAGAGAAGGTTGAGCCGGCTTTAAGTCTTGGCGCGTAGCTCAGTGAAGGGCCTAGGCCTGTTTGATCTGCTGGGACTTCAATATAGAAAGTAAGCACTCCGTGTGATGACGGTGCGGTGTTTAACTTATATCCGGCTTGCCGAGCGAGGCGGACGACATTGTTATATTCGATAGCACTGTCTAAAAAGGACTCGTTGCTCTGGTAATCAACGTAAAAGGATAAGATATCACCAATATACGCTACCGTATCGAGCATTAAAGACCCGAAAGAGGCTTCGTTAAAGTCCCGATAGGTGTTGGGATAGTAGCGTTTGGCATAATTTTCGAGGTCGCGGCGGATGGACTCAAAATCGCGGCTAGTATAATCAATTGGTTGTAGTTTTTTGTTACTCATGTAAGTGCCTCAGTGTCCTAATTAGGCTCCACATTAATCTGAAGGTTGCTTAAAAGCTGTAAAGGTATAATTGTAAATGTGATTCCTACCGAAAGATTGTGAGGGAAAAGGTCAGGATTGTTCTCCGGGATGGCATATTTGATGTCGTTAATCTCTATAAAAGGAAGATATATCTTTACCTGCTCGAGTATTTTCTCGGTAATACGATCATAGGTGNTCTCCGCATTCATTTCGAACAAATACGTTTTCAAGCCCACTCCAAAATTAGGATCCATCATCTTTTCGCCTGGGGCGGTCAGCATCAGCATTTTCAAGTTC